TGCGAATTTCTTTTGTTCCAAAGAATCCATTGTTGTTTGCCATTTTACCCATTCTATTGTCCCAACTTTGGGGAATAGACCCCCGGTAGCTTTTAGTCTTCCTCCGGGTGAATGTAATTGTCCTAGCCCCATTCCAATCCAACTTAAAGTATCTACAAAATCATCATGCCTTGCGTTGGGGAACTTCAGCAGTTCATCTATTGCCTTTTGCCCCCATGCTGAAACCTTTGGGAAGTAAACCTTTTTCATAGCCATACGTCCGATGAGAGACTGTGACCGCTGCACCTTATTAGCAACTGGTGTAACTTCCTCAATTCTACAATGGGTCTTCGTTTCAAACATTCTCTTCCGCAAGAACGGCCCAATTGCTTTTGTTATGTGTCCTCGTTCTGCCCACCAGATCAAAGGTTTATGGCGATTCATTAATTCCATCATTGCCTTGACTACTACGTCTGAAGGCTGCCTTGCCCACCAGCAATCTATAAGGTATATATCCTCGTTTTCATCTACACCAACAATCAAAAGGCACGTTAAATCGTGTCTAGTCTTATCAATACCAACAGCATGGTCAGAAGCAGCATATATCCTCAAGTTCTTTGGAAGGTTCCTCTTTTCATAATACTGTATGTTTTCCCTTTGGAACAAATCTCCATCTTCGGGTGAGGGCTGCTGTTGGTACAGAGCAGAAAAACCCCTCGGATCGAGGTTCCTTTGTGCTTCCAGAAAATCCTTGTTAAACCTCTCCGGCCAGAGTACCTCACCCTCCTTTCGTTTTAATGGATCATTATCCCCGGCAAGTGCCGGGAGATTAATGATCTTCCACTTGCTACACTCTGCCTCTGTGAAGTGAGGATTAGTGGGGTCTGTGAGTCTTCCCACCAAATCATCTTCATGCCAACGGGTTGTCACTAATACTACAGTTGACCGTTCCGTCATCAGGCGTGTCATAAACACTTGTGTAAACCACGACCAAAGGTTCTCCCGAAGAGTGGGAGACTGAGCCTCAACACTGTCTTTAATAGGATCATCAACAATAAGGCAATCACCACCACGACCCGTAATACTTCCGCCCCTACCAACAAACACTGCCATCCCGCCATTGTCAGTCTGGATTCTGGACTTGGATGCTCCCCCCTGTCTGAATGTGAACTTTGGGAAGACTTGCGAAAACTGAGACATTGACATAATTGACCTACAGTCTGCTCCAAAATCTTGCCCAAAGTCTTCATTGTAGGTTGCAAAAATTATAGATTTGTAGGGGTCTTTCCCCATCAGCCAAGGAATAAAACGTCTTGACACCATCTCCGATTTACCATGTCTTGGCGGCAGCGTTACTATTAACCTTTTTATCTTGCCCTTCGCTACCTTTTCTAATGCTAATGCTATTGCCCTGTGGTGACGGGCATCCTTAAACATTGACTCTTCGATATTATTCGGGTCTGCAATAGTCGGCATTGTGAACTTAATAAACTTTAGAAAATCAGTCTTGCATTCCAAGGCCAACTTCTGTCGCTTCGCAGCCGCTATCTGCCTTTCAATATCCTCTAACTTACTTAGTTCCTCCGCCATCCTGTTTGTTTATTTTCTCTTCATCAAGTTTGTCCGAGACATAGGCCCGCCATTGCTCTTTCTGCTTCTGGCTCATCCAATCTATATCCCTTATCGGACGGTGGCCTAAAGGGTTCTTTGTGACCAGATCGTTTTCAAGGGCAATATACTTATCTATAACTTTATCTCCATTAAAAACCTCAACTTCGCACGGGAACCTTTTTGCCAGTTTTAGTTGCATCCTTCTTTTTTACCTGTACAATACTACCCCTATACCCGTCAGGGGTACGATATGTATATAGAGTAACCACTTCCATATTCTGCTTCCACTTGAAATACCCCTTTATCAACTCTTCTTTGGTTCAGGGTAGATATTGCAGACTTTTATCAAGTGCTGGCCCATCTCTCTTGTTGCAACATCATCAAGTTTATTCACTTCTTTTGCAGGATGTTTTGCCCTCATTTCATCGAGGTAACAATCGCACATCTGGCCAACTAAAAACGGTGGTGTCTGCGGGGCTTTCAGTTGAAAATTCCTCACACAGAACGCCCACATTGAGCGCAGATTTTCGGTTGGGTAATCGCCATGAAACTTTGGTTTGATCAGAGGCGTTTGTTTGCACCCTAAAGTCAGAAATAAAATCAACAATAATATCGGAATCTTCCAGTTCAAACTCTATCTCCATATCAGTATGTCCAGACGGCGGGCAAAGAAAAGTCAGTCCCACGAGAATCCAAATGTATGAAACGCTTGGGCCTAGACCCCCGCAAAGCTAGTCCCAGACCTGTGAACCCTATGTCTTGAGCTTGTTTTATCAGCTTCAAAGTTTTTGTCGTATTCACATGGCCCACCAAAATGTCTACTGCCTTTCCGTAAGTGTGTATTCCTGCTTTCGATTTTTTATAACTTGACACGTTAGCATCATGGACTTCACATCTCCTTGCGCTGGAAATACGAAAAGCAAATCCTGCTTCTTCTCTCAAGGCTTGGAGCATCTTCATAAAATCCCCATCCATGTCACTCTTGCCGCAGCAAGAACAGGCCATTTCGTCACTTGAAAAATTTGGTGTAATAAGCATAGCTATTCCTACGATAGTAATTTTACAAAATGTGCGCCGGGGTAATATAGTACCTTATTGGTGCTATTAAGAGATGCTTTTTTCATAGGCTGCCAAAATCGAGTCATCAACTTTATTTTCCGTAGACTCAACAAGCCTCTTCAAAAGTATCAATATGACTTGCTGTAGCAGCTTCTCACTAAGCATACTCATACACATTGTCTTCACTACTCCACCAATTAATGGCACTAGAAATGGCATTTAAACCCCCTCTCTTTTGGGTGGTTTCGGTTGTTTTGGTTTCTTTCCGTAACTCATATTAGCACTCCTTATTTTTATAGGGTTTAGTTGGCTCTACACATTGCCAGATTGGTAATTCATTAGGATGAGTCTCAATCCAATATCCTAATCGAGATGTACTTGAACACCCGGTCAAAAAAATTGCTATCATAATAAATCTAATGCTACCCCTTCCTTGAGGCTTGTAGCATTTCTAGTTGCTTCGATGACTCAATTTCTCGTTCTATGTTTTCAAGCCTTGCAGATACAGAAGCCATGTGTCCTGAACACTCTGCGGAAATTTCCACAAACTTATCAATATTTTCTTTCTGCATTGCCCGATTAACCTTGTCTGTACGAAACGTCCAGATACCGAGACAAACGATGATTGCTCCAGCAAAGCCTTGTTTCAAGATGAGGTTAATCACATCATCCAAGGCGGTGTTTACATTACTCTTTTCCTCGCCTTGATGCGGTGAAATTCGGTAACTATGCTGGTCATAATTAGGCGGCTCCGCTTTTGGGCGGTGAGGCATGGAAAAGAATATAACCCCAACTACTAAGGCAATTGATAGAAATATTAAAATTCCCGGCAAATATCTTTTTATTAATTTCATTCATCATCCTTGTAAATTCGGAGTTGTGTTTCTAATTATGATGGTTTCGGATACTTCAGTTTTACGCTGGCTCTCTTAGCTTTCATGGTTAGTAATTAAGTCCTATGCCATATACATGGCCTTCTTTTGAAGATGCCGCTTGATTTGCCCATACAATTTTCCAACGAACATCACTTCCACTTGTACAAGTTGTCTTACCAAGTTTTATCATTTTAATTCCTGTTGAAAAAGTTCCTGCATCTGTATATGAAGATGCTTCTGTCCAAGCAGAATTATTTGCTGTGAAGTAAACCTTAACATCTGTTCCTAAAGTATTTGTACCATAAGCGTGTTTCAAAAGCATAACTCCTGAAACTTTTGTAACTGCACTTGAGGGTACGTTTGTAGTTCCTAAAGCTGTTCCTGTCGCATTGAGTATAGATATAGCATAATAAGCTGTAGGCACAGAAAAACTTGTACCAGCAGAAATATACATAGGATCACCAGAATCGACTGTTCTATCAACTGTTGAAAAACGAATACCACCTAAATACACATTCTCAACTTGTTCAGTACCATCCATTGTAGGAACATCAAATATTCCGATAAAAGTTGTCGAAGTGGGAGAGAAAGTCCTATCAGTAGGAACATTTGTATTCTGAGCTAATCTAGCCCCATCAACGTATAGAGAAAATACAGAAGTGGAACTTTTAACCCAAGCAATATGATGCCAAGCATTATTACTCATTGAGTGAGTATTCCATGTCCCAGAGGGTGATGTCCCTATTCCTTCTCCACCCATAGTTGCACCACTACTTTTAAAACCAAATCTATGCATACCACTACCATCCCAAAGTTTTCCATCTCCTTGATTAAACCCGCTCCAATTTGTAGAATACACCCAAGCATCAATAGTAAAAACACCTGTTCCTACGTCAAAATCTGAATGAACTGGGAATTTTAATCCTTTACCACCATCTGTATCATCTTGAAGAACTGATGATGCGCTAAATTTAGCTATAGTAGTATTGTGAGTCATACTACCAGTATTCGTTATAGTACGTCCTGAAGCACTAGTATCTGTCATAGTGCTAGACCCATTTGTTTCATCTGGTTGAAATAAAAATTTTGTATCGGTGTCAGTCGTCACCAATGGTGTTATATATTCACTTACATTACGTGTTACAGTTGTTGAACCTGCTAAATTAAAATCTGCATCTGCTTGAAATTGTACAACTGAAGAATTTGCAAGATTGAATTTAGTAGAATTTTCAGCAATTCCCTCTTTGAGAGCAAGAGTAATTATGTCTTGTCTTATAGCTGTATCATCAAATGTAGGTATCCCAGATACTGTACCAGTAAACGTAGGACTAGCCAATGGTGCTTTCAATGCCAACTCATCACCTGAACTAACGTAGTCTGCGAGTATTCTTGCTCTTGTCATGGGTTATCTTTTGCTAGTTGTTTGTATCTTGCTGTGGTCATGTGTTACTCCTTTATTTAATTAAATATATAATTGCTCGATTCCAATCTGCTCCAGCATCTATAAACCCAACAACTTTAAAATTAATATAATCGGTAGTTCCATTTAACTCTAAAATAACGGAAACCGAAGCCATATGATAATTGTCTGTCGAATTTTTGTATGCAAATGCTTTTTGAGTATTATTTTTCTCTACTCTAAAATATCCTTCAGGAAATGTTCCACCAGTAAAATTAGAAGAAATTGAGACAAAATATAATCCTTTTATTTTAGGGTTATATCTATGGTTTGTACTATCCCAAGCAGATGTAGTATCAAATGTTATTGTATCAGCTTCCCAATTTCCTACAGAAGCACTATTATGGTTACTCGACTGTCTCCCCCAAAAATAAGGTAAACTTACTGGAGTTTGTAATCCAATTATTCCCGATTTTGCACCCGGATCGCCAATTATTCCACTCATGGTTTCTCCTATGTCCAGTCTTGGTCAATGTAAGTACACCACACATCATAACCTGTTGCTGATCCAGTACAATGTAGCTTATCTGTTCCAGTAAGTATAAATTTATCAGAAAAAACAAATGTGCCTTTAGCAGTTATAGGGGTTACATCTAATAAATATAAGTCTGTACCTCCTGCATTATAATCAATATAAAGCGAAAAAGTTTCACTACCTGTCATTCTTGAACAGACTATAACAGATAAAATCGTGTATATATGATTAGCTACACCAGTAATTAGTGTGGTTTCTCCTGTACCTGTTTCGTCATCGAATACTCGTTTAAGAACCTCAGTTCCTGACCCACTTGGTATTGCCATATTAACCTCCTAATGTAAGTGCTTGATGTGTTGAACTTTGCATAAATGCTCCTTTTTGAACTACTTTAGTTGTTGTGGAAGTTTCAATATTCTGGTTAAAATTCCATGAATCTGTATCGTTCTCCCAGATGATTGTCTTATCCGTTGTACCCTTCAGGGTAATGCCACCTCCGTCTGCCGTTAAATCTGTAGGAGATGCAATCGAACCCATCTCGATGTTCTTGTCATCTACTGTCAGGGTGGTACTGTTGATTGTTGTTGTAGTACCATTAACAGTTAAATGTCCTGCTAAAGTTACAGTATCGCTGGATGTTGCTCCAGTTGAAGAGATACCAGCTACTCCTGCTGTCTGCCAGCTTGATGTACCATCTCCATCTTCTCTGAGGAACTTACTTCCACCAGTTTCTCCAGTTGAGATAATATCTGCACCCTCAACAGTAGTTGCACTAAAGATCGACAGGGCAACCACTTCTACAACGTCTGATGCCGCCAATGCCGCTAGACCTGTGATAGTGCTTCCATTCGTGGCTATGCAGTCAGTACCTACTACGAGCTTAACTCCGTTGAGGAATACACTCACCTGACCAGAAGTATATCCAATGGGAACCGAATTGTCGTCCACCGAGACTACTGTTTCACCACCAGATGCTGATGTGTATGTGAATCGTTGGGCTTTGCCCATGCCATCCGGTTCTGCTCCAATGTAACTCATGTTTGTTTCCTTTTATGTTGCGTATCTGATTATTACTATTCCTGAACCACCAGTTGAACCTCCGCCACCCGTAGCCGCTGAAGCACCTCCGCCTCCACCCGAATTTGCAACACCGGCAGCATCCATAGCACCTCCCCCGTGAGTAGCAACTGGGACTCCAGAGTTCGCAGTATGGCCTGTAGAATTATAACCCGTACTTCCGACTCCACCACCTCCAAAGAGATGAGTTCCAATAGTAGTTCCAGAAGAACCAGACCTCCAATAATTGGCAATTCCTGTTCCACCATCAGCAACTGCGTTGGTTCCTCCACCTAATCCTCCGGCTCCACCACCACCACCTCCAGCGGTGTATCCTGTGCCTGCAACAGCATCTCCAGCATATCCTTCTACTGGAGTATAACTTCCTTCATTACCTAAACCATACTCATTAGGATTTGCTGAGTCACCACCATTACCACCACCACCAGAGCCTCCATCGCCTGGATCTCCGTCATATCCAGCACCATATCCACCGCCAGTAGCTACATAAGTGCCTCCAGTAGTTGTAGAGTCAATACCAGAATTGCTACCCTTACTTCCGTCTACATTATCGGCCGCACTTGCCGGGCCTCCAGCACCAACTGTGATTGAATGAGTAGCCGCAGCAAAATCGGAGATGGTTAGTTGTCGAACACCCCCTGCTCCTCCTCCTCCTGCGTGGAATCTTCCTCCTGCTGATCCACCTCCACCAACTATAAGTATTTCAACATCTAAAGCAGCAGGATTTATAAAAGCACCACCATCTTGATTTGTACCAACAGTTGTCCAAGAGTGAACACGATAACCAGAATAAGTTGTTATTGTTCCACCAGTAGGGGCGGCACTTGTTATTATATTAAACAATCTTGGAGAACTTTGTGCCTCTGCATCTGTTGCAGTAACAGTAATATTATAAGTTTGGTAAACGCTACCAGTAATAGTTCCAGTAATATCACCAGTAGATGGACTCATTGCCAAGCCGGGAGGTAATGGGCCAGTTGTTAATGCATAAGAAGTTGCAGTCGTTGCATCTAGGTTAATAGTAGAAATTTCGGAACCTACAATCATCAAACTACCAACATTCCCAGAAGCAGTCTGCCAATCAGGTAAAGCACTATAGTCAACATTAATACTTGCTCCCAAACCACTTGTATTACTTACTACCAAACCATCAGCCTTAGTTCCTGCGGTCTTTGCTGGAGTACCTGTGACAGTAATCTGAGTTGAACTATCTCTTGAGACTGTACTTGGAGCAGTACCATCAATCGTAACAGTTGCACCAACTGAAAAATTAGTACCAGTAATTACAAGTGTTTGTGTATTAAAGGTTAGTGTTACTGTTGCTGATGCAGTTGCAGTCGGTGTTATAACAAAAGAGGTAGTACCTGAAACTGATACTACAGTTGTATTAAATGATAAAACCGCAGAAGCATTTGTTGCAGTTGCATTTGCAGAAAGCTCAAAAGATGTATCAGTTATAATTGATAAAATAGTTGCTCCAGAAGGAACACCTGTAAATTCGGCTACTGTCATTCCAACTACAAGTCCAGTAGTTGACCCTGCAACTGTAACTGTTGCATCAGTATTAGTAAGACCACAAGTAAGATTGATAACAGGAGCAGAAATTCCTGTTCCCTTAACTACCTGTCCTGCTGATGGCATAGTAGAACCCGGCACTAATACTGTAGTGCTACTTTGAGTAGTACAACTGAGATTAAATTCACCAACAGTATCCAGAGCAGTATCGTCACCGGGATAATTGAGTGAAGAAACTGTAGGTGGAGAATCTATTGAAGCCCATCCTGAACTAGCATATTGTTGCATTATACCAAGAGTGGTATTGTATAGCAGCATTCCAACAGCAGGTGTTAACGCATTTCTTTCAGTTGTTGTTGCTGAAGGAATCTTAACGTAGTCACCTAACAGGTTCAGGTTCGATGGTATGTCCGCATGGATTAAAGCGGCTCTGCCGGATTTTCTTCCTACGTAACTCATTATGTACTCTCTAAATAGGATAATACTATGTGCATGGAATTGGCGGTATTGCTCTGAACCTTGATCTGATCGCCATTAGTTCCATTGTGAAACAAGCAAATTTTTTGATCCCCTCCGCAGGTTATCAAACTTCCTCCAGTCGGGATGGGGGCTGAACGAACTATCCAT